TCGTCAATTACAACCATGTCAAACAACGGACGATCCCGTAGGTTTCTATCGCGTGACATTGTTTGGATCATTGAGAACACAGCATCGCCATCCCAGTGCTTGACTGTTCCGTTTACGATGCTTGTTGTGATGTAAGGATTAACCTTCTCGAACTTCTCTTTGTTCTGTTTGACTAGCTCGTCACGATGCTGAATGACAAGAATACGCTTGCCTTTCTTGTGACGTTCTCCAACCAGAGCAGAGAGCATGATCGTTTTGCCAGCACCCGTAGGAGCGACAACTAGGGTATTACCGTGTTTGTCTAAGGCTTTACAGGCGTCAGAAACGGCTACCTTTTGGTAAGGACGTAATAGCATAGCTTAATCCAAATACTTAAAATCTGATAGGGGGATGTGAGCAACAGGTTCTACGTCTTGCCAATCACCGCGATCTTTACGTCCACCGACAAATACAGGCCAATCATATTTAAATGATGCGTAGCCTATTTTATCTGTCCACTTGACGACAAGAACACTAGATAAGCCACATGCGTCTTGCAGATTTTTAGCGGCTGAAACTTTGGCAACAGAGAGGATGTAAGTACTGTATCTATTGTGGTTGTTTTTTCGGACTTTTACTTCACAGAACCCTGTAACCGAATCTCCCATCATTAAACAATAATCAAGGTGATATTGCTTAGGCAATTTTGCAAAGCTTAAATTTATCCAATTTCCACAAAACTTTTCAATGACATCTTTCTCATTAAGTAAGTCTTCACTTGTCTCATACGTTGGGCGCATGTGATTTCTCCTATTTGCTAGAATAGAGTGTGTTGGGGGGTTAGCGGCCACGGCCCCCCTATCCGTGTTCTAGCAGGCGCGGAATGGCCCTGCCGCTAGATTATTGTTGCGCCCAAGAAGGTACTGCACCAGATGGCTGTGGAGCCGTTTGCTGTTGTCCTTGTTGCATTCCCGCCGCAGGAGTTGTCTGCGTAGGAATACTGCCTTGGGGCAAGAATTCGCTATTATTTGGCGTAAGAGCAGCCATCAATTGGTTATTGTCTTTATAACCGTTCGTACCCTTCTTAACACCAACTTTCACACAAAGCTCCATGCCATTCAAGTCCATCATTCCACTGATGTTACGATTTTGTTGTGCCTGTGGAGACATATCAGCAGGATCAATGTTGCGTGCGCTTTCCACGATTGACTTCAGCGTGCGAAGACCAATCTCTTTTGCGAGAGGCATACCACTTGGGCCTAGCTTATCACCATCAATAAAGACGCTGTGCCAGAACTTGCGGCGATCAAATTCACCACCGATAATGGTAAACTCTAGGTTCATCCACTTAGCAGATGTGCTTGCTGATTTCTTAAACCATTGGCCTTGACCAAACTCAGGAACTTCTACGTCACCTTGCTGAACAAGCAACACGGCGCGTACTATTGTGCCTACTGGAATAAGAGAGAACTCTTGGTTTTGCGGGTTTGCATCTTCGGGTACGTTATTAAAATTAAGCATTATGCTTCTCCTTCGCTAGAAGTTTGAGTTGTAGGATCGACAAAGATCAATTCCTTGTCGGTTTTGTTAGGGCCAGCAGTCATCTTTTCAATTAACTTTCCAAGATGAGGCTCCTCTAGGACATCAAGTCTGCCAGAACGGTCTTTGGCTGGATAGCCCCATTCGTTCAGAGGTTGACATACAAATGCACGATACTGACCGTGATCCCCTGTTAATACTGCCATCGTAATCACTTCGTCAACAATTCCGGGCAATTCACGCCCCGTCTTGCTACCTTCGATTTGCAGGCTGTATTGCTTTCGTCCGTACTCGTCAGTGATCTCGTCAAGAATACCTACGAAGATCACGTTCTTAGAACGGATATGTTGAATGTGTGTTAGCCACGACATCATCTCACGGCCATGAAGACCATAAGCTGCACGAGTGTCTAACTTACCAGAACGATCAGAGCGTACTTCTGGCTGTTGTAAGCACCACTGGAAGCACAAACGCCCTGCTACGGTAATCGAGTCCACAAACAGTGTATCGTACTTCTGCCATACCTCTGAGCCATCACCATAGATTGAAGCTACATAATTGTAATGTGATTCGCTGTATGGCTGATCTTCAGCCAAGGATGGATTTGCTCCGCCTAAGAAGCAAGCGAGGTCACGGCAATCTGCCCATGTACGAGGACGAACGACATCAATAGGGTGACCTTCGATAGCCGCGTCACCAGCTTCTAAATCCATAAACAAAGTTGTCGCTGGGTTTAGAGTGCGAGCCAGTGTGGTTTTACCCACACCGCTTGCGCCACAGACTACAATCTTGTGGCCTTTCTTTTCAGCCATACGCTGATCTGCTGAGATGATTTGTAGTGCCATTACTTTTCCTCCAACTCTACTGTGAAGCGACCAGCTTCTGTGGTTCTGCACTCTTCTAATACTCGCTTAACTGCGGGTGGAGAGGCTGTGAAGTTACGCTCATCAACGGCAAAAGTAATCTTTGCGTAATGGCGTGCGTCTTCTTCCGACATTGCTCCCAATGCGTCACGCAACATATCTTGGTCCCATGTTACCTTCTTGGCTAAATTAACTTTAACCTTATGATTTCCGTCAACGATGTAAGCTGTACCAAAGTCTTTATTATCATCACGAAGTGAGTCCTTCGCGGCTGACATAAATGTGGCTGATAGCTTTTCATCAACTTCTTTTAACTGACCCTTTAGATCAGCCAGAGATGTTTTAAGCACATCTCGAAGCTCAAATAATTCACGACTTTCCATGTCGATCCCTTTCCGCTTGTTACTAGAGTCCCAACTATAACCATATGGTGTGGGGAAGTGTCAAGAACTTTTTTTAGATAATTTTTTTTATATTAACTATTGACATCCCACTTAGTATGGGATATAGTGGTATTAACACAGATGAAGGTTTCCTTCTATTTCTCTAATACTCTGAAAGGAGTACGCCATGTCTACTACCATTCCATTCGGGGTCAGCTTTCGCGGAAAGCCTGACTACACCTCCAGTGAAGTTTCACACTTCATTGAGTGTGCTGACAATATAGAGCCACAGGCTCTACAAGATCAGTACGTTGCTTTTCTCGAAGACTTCTTGTCTGGGAAAATCAAGCCATCAACTCAGGTTGATTTTAATATGTTGTGCTTCTTCTACAGTGATGTGGATAACCGCGCTGACATTGACTATCGTGAGGGTCATTGGGATGATGAGCCTACGATTTTAGCAGGAGGTAAATACTTTGACAGTATTGCCAAGAAGCTAAAGGCGCACATTGCCAAATACAAATAATGATTGGGGGGGCCTAGCCCCCCTTCTTCGACAATAAAATATCAATCCCCAGACAAGCCTTCATTAACTTCTTCTTCAGCTTGAACTCAGGCGTCTCAACGCCCTTGGCATCGTCAACAATATAATGCCACACGCCATCCTTGTCTTCTCTGCTATAACAGAAGTCAGCAACGTAGGCGCATATCTTCTGATCATTGACCATCAAGTTAAAGCGAACTTGTAGCTCAAGGTCTTTGATCGTTCCCGCACGTTCGAGCGACTTGAGGTATAGATACCGCTCGCCTTCCCACTTAGAATCAAACTTGATACCTTGGATGGTAACTTTCTTGTTTCCGTATTTGGGTCTTGACCCACGCAGCTTGGGATTATATACATTAGGGAAAGTCATTTATGGGAAGGAACCCTCATGCCAAACCCCGGAAAATATAAGTCCGTAGGCGTATCTATAGAAGCGTATGATAAACTGGTATTTATCGCGGAGCACGAAGATCGTGCTATAGGACGCCAGCTTTCACGTATGATAGAAGAAACCTACGGTGATATTAGCTCTCATGTCAACACAAAGAGCAAAGTCCCGCTACCAATGGCAACGGGAATTGGTGGTCTGTCTTCTGTCTTAGAAGATTAAACGAACCCTATGTTGCTTAAACCGCCCAGCAGTGATGCAGCCAGTGCTGGGTTATCCCTTACGCGATCTCTAATTGACTGTTGCGGTTGAAGTGAAGCTGATTGAATTTCTGGAATTTCAAATATTGGAGAAACCTCTGGAATTGAAATATTAGATTGGTTTGTACTTCTAGTGTTAGGTGAGGAGTTTTGAGAATTTTGTATAAATTTTTCTGCTTGATTAATACCAGAAGAAATGGACTCGTCAGTTGTTTGAGCGCCAAGTTGCCCAGCAGCAGAGGTAAGGGATTGAGCAATAACTTTAGCTAAAGCCGCTGGCCTAGATACGCCTTTACCCATAGCCAAATCTACTCTTTTCTGTAGTCCTTTGTAATATACTTGGCTTGAGAAGACACGACTTATAACTCCAAACCTAAACAATGTTCCTAAATTTTGAAGAGGGCTTGCTGCTACACTTGCGGCAATCAAACCACCGCCATCAACAGTTTGAGAGTTGAAAACCAAAGTCTGACCAAACTCCAACATATCATCGGATAATTCTTTTCCGTACACGGCGGGTAGTTTTCCAGAACTATGTTCTTTGATTAATCTATTTCCAAACTCTTTAAACTGCTTTGGATTTGTTAGGAAGTTTTCACCAAAATCGCCTATGATATTTTCCATGTAAACAGACCTTAGCTGCTCCATAGCCTCTGGCTCGTTTTTGTAATACTTCATAACTTTTGTTATGGACGCCGTTTTTGTTGAGCCTTGAGTTAATATATCAGCAGCTTTTTCGATTGATAAATCTTTATCTCTAAGTTGCTTTAACAGTTGATCTTTGTTAATGGATGCAGCTTCTTCCTGTACTGACTTGAGATTTCTTAGAAGATTAATTGGATTACC